TTGGTTATGGAAATTATTCCGAATCATATTCTAAAAAAATCTTACAGATTAGAGAAAACGATCATAGTCCTGAATTACCAAATCAGGAAGACGATTTAGTTAATTTAATCGGAGAAATGATTGACACAAAAGATATTCCAAATACTGAAGACGCTATTTGGAACTTTTTAGACGAGCATTGTACTCATATGCACCATATGACTAAAGGTAAAATTGTAAGAAGAGCTGTATCAGCAAACGGTTCATACCAAGATGTTATGACGTGGTCTATCACCGAAGTAAAAGATTTTACTGAAAGTAAAACAAACTATACTGTTGCTGGTAAAAAAGATGACAATAGAGATAAGTATGGATGGTCTGTATTAGAAGGATATGAATATGAATATCTAACTAACGCTTTAAGAAAATTTAAAGAGACCGATAAAGAATCTTATTTTATTTGTCACACCTTAGCACCTACAGATAAAGAAACACTAAATCAAAAAAGAAATAAAATGATTAGTGCTTTTGAATATTTGGAAGATGCTATAGTTAAAGCATATAAATTTTATCAAAAAGTTGGAACTTGGCCTTGGGCAATTGAGGGCTTCTTACCACAAGATAAAAAAAATGCTGAAAATACAGATGAAGTTATATCTTTAAAAGAAATAACAAATAAGATAAAAAAAGAACAAAAGAAGTTAAATATATTTAACTAAAATGATTGGCCGAGGGAGCATTGACTTCCTCGGCCTTTTATGATATATTAAATAATGCGGATGTCGTATAAAAGTATTATGATAGGTTTCCAACCTATAGAAGATTGGGCAGTACAATCCATCCGCTCCAAATTAAATTATGAAGGAGTGATTAAATTATGAATCTATCAAGTGATACGGTTGCTGTACTTAAAAACTTTTCAGATATTAACCAGAACATTCTTGTTAAACCTGGAAACAAAGTACAAACAATCTCAACAATGAAAAATATTTTAGCAGAAGCTGAAATATCAGAAAAGTTTGAAAGCGAATTTGCTATCTATGACTTACCAGAATTTTTAAGAGCGGTTGAACTATTTGAAAAACCAGAACTTAAATTTAATGGTGGTTCAAATGTACAAATTGCCGACAGCAATTCTAAACAAGCAATTAAGTATTTCTTTGCTGACAAGTCTGTTATTGTTTCGCCTACTAAAAACATTACAATGCCAGATAAAGAAGTTACTTTTACTTTAAAAAAAGACGCCTTTGCTAAATTACAAAAAGGTGTTACCACATTAAATCTACCAGATGTTGCCGTAAAAGGTGATGGTAAATCAATCAAGTTAGTAGCTACTGATAAAAAGAATAAATCTTCTAATGATTATTCTATGACAGTTGGTGAAACTGATAAAACATTTACAGCTTATTTTAAAGCAGAAAACTTTAAAATGGTAAGTGATGATTATGATGTGGCCATTTCAAAACAAAAAATAAGTCATTTTGTAAACAGAAATAAACCTATCCAATATTGGATTGCATTAGAACCAGACTCGGAGTTTTAATATGAGTGAGAATAAAACTCCTATGACGCCAGCGGAGGAGGATAGAAACGCTGATGTGGTTAGATTAGAAGATGGTACAGCATATCCAAAAGACGGTTATATCAAAGTAGAAACCAGAGAATATCATCAAACAACGCATTATCTTAATAGAGAAATTGCTGTTGAAGATATATTGGAAGAGTTTGGTGATCTACCTACCTTTGAAAAAGGCCTATACTTTGATTGGTCTAATTATCATAATGCTAGTGATGAAGATAAAGAACTAGCTGATAAAGTCCAAACATTTGTTGATGAACACGATTATGACCGTGAAGAAGATTGTTGGACAATGAATAAAGGTGGTTATGATGTTGATACTGAAATTGTAAAAGAATTTACAATGGAAACACCTAATTAATCAATAAAGTGAGGTTTATATTATGTCAGACTTTTTATGGGTGGAAAAATACCGTCCAAAGAAGATAAGTGAGTGTATTCTTACCGAAGATTTAAAGAATACATTTACACAGTTTTTAAAACAAAAAGAAATACCCAATCTACTGTTATCTGGTACTGCTGGTACTGGTAAAACAACTGTAGCAAGAGCCTTATGTGAAGAACTTGGTGCTGATTATATCATCATTAACGGATCAGATGAAGGCCGTCAAATAGATACATTAAGAAATAAGATTAAAAACTTTGCTTCTACTGTATCTCTTACCGAAAAATCAAATCATAAAGTAGTAATTATAGACGAGGCAGATTATATGAACGCTGATTCGGTTCAACCTGCTTTAAGAAACTTTATTGAAACTTTTTACAATAATTGTAGATTTATATTTACTTGTAATTATGTCAATAAGATAATACCAGCCTTACATAGTCGTTGTACCGTTATTGATTTTAAGATAGTTAATGGTCAAAAAGTAAAGACAGCAACTGCCTTTATGAAACGATTAGAGGGTGTACTTAAAAGTGAGAATATAGAATTTGACAAAAAAGTGTTGTCAGAACTTATCCAAAAGTATTATCCAGACTTTAGAAGAACGATTAACGAACTTCAAAGATATTCAGTAAGAGGTAAGATTGATAGTGGTATTCTGTTTAGTTTATCAGAAGCCAATACCAAAGAACTTATAGTATCATTAAAAGATAAAAGATTTAATGATATGCGAAAGTGGGTTGTTCAAAACTTAGACAAAGAGGCTTCTTTTCTTTTTAGGACTATCTATGATGTACTCTATACATCACTAGACTCTAAATCTATACCTCAAGCAATATTAATTTTAGCTGGATATCAATATAAATCGGCATTTGTTGCTGACCAGGAGATAAATATGGTCGCCTGCCTAACAGAAATAATGGCGAGTTGTAAATTTAAGTAAGAGGATAGAATGGCTAGAAGAACATTTTTTAGAACACTAATTGTAAAATTAAGAATGTGGTATGCTGATATACGAGGTCATCACGGTAAACGTTGGGATTACGAACCTGGTGAGTGGTATATGGGTAGACACAATAAAAGAAAGTAAAACCATAAGCGGATATGGTATAGAAGTATTACGCCACGTTGCCAACGTGGAGATGGCGGAGCGTTACCGCCTATCCGCTCCAGAATTATTATGTACGAATTGAAAGATTATTTAAACGCTATTAATTTCACAAAAGAAAATTTATTAGATACAGACGATTTGACGTGGGAAAAGAAGTATCCACCGTTCATTATTAACAAGTGCTTATCAATGCATTATGACAGTATAGCAGCTGCCAATGAGATGAATGGTTATCATTTTTTAGATAAGAAAGTCCAGTTTCATTTTTTGATAAATAGTATTAGAAAAAAGAAGCGATTTGGTGGCAAATGGTTATCACAAGCCAAATTGAAAAATTTAGAGTATGTTAAGGAATATTATGGTTATAGTAATGAGAAAGCAAAACAAGCACTCAACATACTAAAAGACGAACAAATTGAATTTATAAAAGAGGCCTTGTTTAAAGGCGGGAGAACAAAGAGATGAGTGAAAAAGAGATACAATGGTCGCCTGCAAGTATGCTTGAGGTAACAATCAAACAACCAGACGACTTCCTTAAAGTTAGAGAAACATTGACTAGAATTGGTGTAGCGTCCCGAAAAGACAAAACACTTTATCAATCGTGTCACATATTACACAAACAAGGTAAATACTTTATAACACACTTTAAAGAACTATTTGCTTTAGATGGTAAGAAAGCCACATTGGTAGAAAATGATATACAAAGAAGAAATACAATAGCTATTCTTTTACAAGATTGGAATTTAATTGATATAGTAAAACCTACAGAAGCTGAAAACAAAGCTCCATTAAGTCAAATTAAAGTTTTACCTTTTAAAGAAAAAAAAGAATGGACGCTATCAGCTAAATATAATATAGGTAAGAAGATTGAATCAAAGGAAGTGAAAGATAGCGAAGATGCAGGTACCGAAGTTTAAAGATTTCTTAACTGAACAAGATATAGAACGTAAGGATAATCCAATTACGGTTGCGATTATTACGAAATCAAATCCTAATATTAAAAAACAAAAAGCTGGTGAAACACCTAAAAAAGAACGTACTATTTCTTTTATAGAAAACGCTTGTGAAAAACGAGGTTTTAAATGTGTTATCATCAATACAAAACACGCTATCATCACAGGTAAAGATGAAGAAAAAAATACACTTACAGTTTATAACTATGACGGTAAAGATAGCGAACATACTTTTGTAGGTAAAGATACTGTTTGTATTACACGAGCAGGTTCAATAGAAGACGAAGCTGGTTTATCATTAATATCAGCATTTCAAAATTCACAAGCGTTTATGTTAAACACAAGGTCGGCTATGTTGACTTGTGATAACAAATTAACAACAGCGTTACTATTTGAAAAGTTTGGTATACCCACACCACGTACAGCGTTTGTTTCTAATGAAAAAAACTTAGATGACGCATTAAAATTAGTTGGCGGTAAATTTCCAGTTATATTAAAAACACTTACAGGTACACAAGGTATTGGAGTTGTTAAGGTTGAAAGTTATGAAAACCTTGTATCTACTGTACAAGCATTGTGGAACCACGATGCCGAAGTATTATTACAAGAGTTTATGGAAGTACCTTTTGATATAAGAACTTTTGTGGTAGATAATAAGATATTTGCCTCAACAAAAAGAATACACTCCAAAGAAGATTTTAGATCCAATATTCATAGAGGTGGTACGGCAGAACCATACAAGTTAAATGAAGAAGAAATGGAAATTATTTTAAAAGCAAGTAGAGCTTCAAAGGCATATCTTGTAGGAGTTGACCATATTGTTTATAAAGGTAAACCTTACGTGTTAGAAGTAAATGGTAGTCCAGGTACAGGTGCTAATTATATGTCATATACATATGAAGATTATTATTCAGATGCACAAGCTTCTAAATCAATCACAGGCGAAAAATTAGTAGATAACTTAATTAAATGGGTTTCAAAACGAAGTCATTGGGATAGACAGGCCGCTAGTGAATGTGGTTGGTTGGAAACCGTTGATGTAGATGAAGTTGGAAAAGTAAGAGCAAAGTTTGATACAGGTAATGGTTCAAAGGCTTGTGCTTTACACGCAGATGAAATTTTAGAAGAAAGCAAATCTACAATTAAATGGAAATATAATGGTAAAACTTTTTCTAAACCAAGGTATGGTACAAGTGAAGTTTATCGAGCAAACGCTGATGGTGAAGAACCGTCAGAAACAAGACCAACAGTTTTAATGGATTTCACCTTTAACGGGTTTACATATAAAGATATAGAAGTAGGTTTAGACGCAAGACCAAGATCAGGCTCAGACTTATTAATTAATAGAGATTTAATGCGTCAGATGAATGTAAGCGTTAACCCTAATAGAACTTTCGTATTAAGTAAAAGACTAAGACCAGTTGACAAAGAAAACAACATTGACAAATAAGTCAATTTGTGTTATATTATAATAAAGGAGAAATATTATGTCAGACGTGAAAATAATGAGATTATCTACAGGCGAGGATATTATTGCCAAAGTCATAGATAAAGATACGGAAAAAACCAAACTTAACAAAGCATTTGTAATTATACCTCATCAACAAGGTCCAGGTAAACCTGTACAATTGATGATGACTTTATATAGTCCATATTCAAATAGTGATGATATTGAAATTAAATCTCAAAATATAATTTCGATGGTTGATCCAAAAAAAGAAATACTATCTTCATATCAACAAAATACAGGTAGTATTTTAACAACACCAGGATTAATAACAGAAACAAAAGTACCTCAATTATAAAAGTGATAACTGTTTATTTTGTACGAGATGGCTCGAAAATAGCAGTTGATGTGCCTGAAGGCACTACTCTTATGGAGGCTGCTAGAGATTATTCAAAGGTTTCTATACCTGAAATACCAGCAGATTGCTGTGGTAGTTGTGCTTGTGCCACTTGTCACGTACATATTGATGAAAGATTTTATGAGCCTATTCCTAAAGAAACGGCTGAAATAGAATTACTAGAATACGAACCTGAATATAAACCAAAACAGAGTCGTTTATCTTGTCAAATTGTTTTAAATAAAAAACATAATGGTTTGATAGCAACTTTATTGAAAGACCTATAATATGAATTTTTACAAATCAGTAATCGAACACAAAGGTAAACTTCTTATTAGAGGTATACACGGCGGTAAAGACTATAAAGAAAAAATAGATTTTGGTCCTACTTTATACGCTTTAACACAACAAGAAACTGAATATAAAAATTTACAAGGTCAATACCTAAAACCAATCACATTTAAAAACATAGACGCTGCTCGTAAGTTTAGACGAGAAGTCGTTACTCAAAATTCACCTATTTACGGGCTAGAACGTTATCATTATCAATATATCGGTAAAGAATATCCAGAAGAAATACAATGGGAAAAAGAATATATTAAAATCTTTACACTTGATATAGAAACGGCCTGTGAAAGTGGTTTTCCAGATGTAGAAAATCCAATAGAAGAATTACTTTGTATTACTGTTAAAAATCAATCTAACAAACAAATTATTACTTGGGGTGTAGGTGATTATAAAACAGATAGAACTGATATAACTTATATTAAATGTAAAAATGAAAATCAGTTGTTGTTTGAGTTTATGAAGTTTTGGATTAAAAACTATCCAGATGTTATTACTGGCTGGAATACTAAATTCTTTGACTTACCTTACTTAATGAATAGAATTAAAATGATTGCTGGTGACAAGGTGGCCAACAAGATGTCGCCTTGGAACTTAATTCATAGAGAAGAAATAGTTGTAAGAGGTAGACCTCAAACAGTATATACTTTATATGGTATTACAAACTTAGATTACTTAGATTTATACAAATGGTTTATACCACAAAGACAAGAAAGTTATAAACTTGACTTTATCGGTGAGTTAGAACTTGGCCGTGGTAAAGATGAAATGCCTTATGATACATTTAAAGATTGGTATACTAAAGACTTTCAATCGTTTGTTGATTACAATATACAAGACGTAGAAATTGTTGATGGTTTAGAAGATAAACTAGGCCTAATTGACTTATCATTAACTGTTGCTTATGAAAGTAAAGTAAACTATGGTGATATATTTTCACAAGTTAGAGTATGGGATACTTTGATAGCAAATCATTTAATGAAAAAAAATATTTGTGTACCTCCAAGAGAAGAACATTTAAAAGAAACAAAATATGAAGGCGCTTATGTAAAAGAGCCTCAACTTGGTCAACACAAATGGGTGGTGTCGTTTGATATTAACTCTCTATATCCACATATTATCATACAATATAATATTTCTCCAGAAAAGATTATAGGGGTTAAGTCGTCTGGTGTTTCAGTAAACAAGATGTTAACTCAATCTACACCACTCACACATTTAAAAACTGAAGGCGCTTGTATAACACCAAACGGTGCTTTGTTTAAAACTGACAATCAAGGTTTTTTACCTGAGATGATGGAATCAATGTACAATGAACGTGTCATTTACAAAAAGCGTATGTTAAAAGCAAAACAACAATATGAAAGAACTAAAAATAAAGAACTTGTAAAAGAAATATCTCGTTGTCATAATATTCAATGGGCAAGAAAGATTGCTTTAAACTCGGCTTACGGTGCTGTAGGTAATCAATACTTTAGATATTATGATGTAAGACAGGCAAGTGCCATTACAACAGCAGGTCAATTTATTATTCGTTTTATTGAAGAAAAAGTAAATGAATATTTAAATCGTATATTAAAGACACACGATAAGATAGATTACATTGTGGCTTCTGATACAGATTCAATTTATGTTACACTTGATAAGTTAGTAGAAAAAACTTGTGAGGGTAAAGATAACGAACAAGTATGTAATTTCTTAAACAAAGTTGTAGATAGCAGAATTGAACCATTTTTAGAAAAGTGTTTTGGTGAATTAGCTGACTATACAAATGCTTTTAAAAATTGTATGGTAATGAAACGAGAAGTAATTGCCAACAAAGGTATTTGGGTTGCTAAAAAAAGATATATGTTAAATGTATTAGATGAAGAAGGCGTTAGACTAGCAGACCCTAAACTAAAGATTATGGGTATTGAAGCTGTGAAGTCATCAACACCACAAGTTTGTAGAGGTAAGATTAAAGAAGCCATTAAGATTATTATGTCAAAAGAACAATCTGATTTACATAATTTTATTTCTGAATTTAAAAAAGAGTTTTTTCAAATGTCAGCTGAACAAATATCTTTTCCTAGAAGTTGTAATAATTTAAGAAAATACAGACACGCTAGTGATGTGTTTATTAAAGGTACACCAATTCACGTGAAAGGTGCTTTGATTTACAATCATCAATTACAACAATTTAAATTACAAAACAAATATCCTTATATACAAGAGGGTGATAAAATTAAGTTTTTAAAATTAATAGAAGCTAATCCATTTAAGTTTGATGTTATAAGTTATATTACCAAACTACCTACTGAATTTAAATTACAAGAATATATTGATTATGAAACACAGTTTGAAAAAACATTTTTAGATCCTATGAGATTTATATTACAAGCAATTGGTTGGGAACACGAACAGAAAGCAAGTTTAGAGGCATTTTTTGGATGATGGATTTAATAATATTTTATTTAACTATTTTTTGGGCATTTAGATTTGGTCAAATACTAGCATTTAATCCTGTGATTAGAGTATGGCACCTATTCGCTTTTTACATACTAATTAAATTTGTAATGATGAGTTATGGATATAAGTAATATAAACAAACAATATAAGGTAATTTATGCTGACCCTCCGTGGTATTTTAAATCATATTCAGAAAAAGGAGAGGGAAGGAACGCCACTAAGCATTATAAGTGCGCTGGCCTTTCTGATATTATTTCTCTACCTGTTAGCAACCTTGCTGAAGGCAATTCCACCCTTATAATGTGGGTGACCGATCCGTTTCTACAACAAGCATTTAAAGTTATAGAGGCGTGGGGTTTCACTTATAAGACAGTTGCTTTTACTTGGGTTAAACAAAACAAAAACAATAACGACTACTTTAAAGGTTTAGGTTATTGGACAAGAGCAAATCCAGAGATGGCGTTATTAGCCACCAAAGGTAAACCTCGAAGAATGTCCAGTAATGTAGATCAGTTAGTTGTATCGAATCGTAGAGAACACTCCAGAAAACCAGATGAGATATACAACCGTATAGAGAATCTGTTAGAAGGTCCATATATTGAACTATTTGCTCGTACAAAACGAGATAATTGGGATAGTTGGGGTAATGAAGTAGGTAAATTTTGATTTTAGACTTGATTTTATGTGTAGGATATGTTATAATGATATATCTTTTTATAACTTTTATATTATGGAAATGGAATAATGAACAGTGAATTATATAATGAATTAAAAAACTTTGCTAATAAAGATAAACTTCCTATTGTAGATTCAATACAATTTAAAAGACTTACGGACACTTATACAAAAGAAGTTTTTAGAGAAACTTTATCAGAATATATTGCTAAAGAAAAACCTAAATTTCCTTTAAGAGATATATCATATGAAAAAATGAGAGAAACATTTTTTGATTTACAAAAGTTTGACACATCTAAAATACTTACACCACAAGAACAAAATCAAATACCAGTATTTGAAAAATATGATGATTACAAATACTCATATGAAAAATATGGTATAGGATTAATAGAAGGAACAGCACAATTTAATGATGTTTCAAATTACTTTCATCAGGATATTAGATTAGATTGTGGTACTTGGCAATTCAAATCTCCAAGACAAACTTGGGAACAAGGCACATCAAAAGAAATATGGTCTACATTAGGAGGTTTGTGGAGAGGTGTAAATAGTACAAAAGATTTATCACCTAATAGTTATGTAGAAGTTATTAGATTAGGAACTTATATCGCAACTCAATTTAAACCTGTAGTCGCAAAAGCAATTTATGATATGACAAATGCTGAAACAGTTTTAGATACTAGTTGTGGTTGGGGAGATAGACTTGCTGGTTTTTATACATCAAACGCAAAATTTTATGTTGGATGTGATCCAAATCCAAATACTTTTGAAAGATATAAAAAACAAGTTTTTGAATATGAAAAATTATTAGGTAATAAAAATCCTGAAATCCAAGAACATAATAATTATTTTGTTTGTTATGGTA